TACCACACCAATTATCATATTTACCACCAGATTCATAATATGTTTGTCTTTCCATTTTAATTCTTTTATTACATGACACACATAATGTATCAGGTCTTATAAGAGAAACGAGGGGAATAGTAGTTAGAATCAATTCATATCTCCTTGCATTTTTAACATATATTCATACTCTGAGGGTAAAAGGAGTAATTTCCATATTCTATTCATTATTGTTTTTTTACAGTTCAATCTAAATCTCCATTATACTTAATATCCATAGGTGTATTACCTTTTGCTCTACCACATTCTTTACAATCATAACTTCCATATTCAGCTCTATCAGTATCACAATATAAACAACAGCAACTATCTGGTTTATTAGGACAAATTGGACATGAATGATCATCAGTATTCAATCTAAATCTCCATTGTATTCTAAATAACATACATACGATATAATCCATATAATAGAAAAAAGAGGGGTGGAAATACTCATAATAAGAGCACTCCTGATAAATCCATTTGATCAAGATGTTTGTATTTTAATTGTACAAACTGATTATGTTCTATATAATCATTGTACGAATCAATAATACCATTGATCTTACTGTATTTACCTTGTAAGAAGGGCATAACACCGTTCATATCTTTGGTATATTCTAGATTAGTACTGATAATACATGTTAGTCTATGTAACTCAGTTATTTCATCTAGATAACCATCAATATTATCAATATTGATACCTTCCCATCTGTTAAGGAGTTGTCTAGCCTTAACATTAGGATCACTAGCCTTAACAACAGTATAACTATGAACCATGCCATAGTCAGCTATACTATCTGCCATTAGGGAGCTTATCCTTTGACGTTTTCCAATGCTTCGAGAATTTTTGCGATTCACAAACTCATGGCAGAACTTTCGCTCAAAAACTCTCTATACGGTAGGAAAATTTGCTCTAGAAGAACTCCCCTAGAGGCACTATTATAACCCCTCTCCCCTTAACAATCCCCTCACCCCATTTTATTCCTAAACGTTGCAAGCCTTATATATACTAGTATAAAAGGCTGGGCATAATTATTAATCAAATTCGTTCCTAGACAATACCACCAATAAGAATAACACTATACACCCCACCAATAGATGAACGAACTGACATATAATAGAACTGTTTGATACCTAGAGTGTCCTTAGATATAGCGACGATTCACCTATAAAAGCATTTGTTTTTATTTTTTTCCTAGAGTATATATACTACGCCTATATCGAAGTATATAAAGAGACCACCATTTCCACTCCAGTCGTCAATCGAAGTATTTAAAGAGACATTGTACGGTATCATACGGTAGCGTACTGTACTTATAAAACGCCTGAGTTGAAGTATTTAAAGAGGCATGATATTCATAGTATGTATACAAACCATACTAACCATACCAATCTAAACTAGAGCTGTTAAGCGAAAGTTCTACCATGGTATTGTATGACAGGTAAAAATGTTGTATCTCTTAGTGACGAGGCTTTAGAGGCTGAAATTGCTAAGAGAATTGAGGCTAAGCAATTAGCCTTAAGCACTAGAGCTAGTGCATTTATTGAAGAATACAAGTTCTTCAGTAAGTTATCTAGTTCTACCAAGAATGGTGTAACTAGAACATTCATTCAACTAGACAAGACCATGTTAAATGGTCACAAAGTTGAAGGTGTTAAAGTTGAATCTGCTTGGAATGGTGTTTACCTCGAAGTTATCTAGAACTACTCCATAGTACATTCTAGTTATCTTCAAACCCTTAAGCGTAATAGTGTTAGATAGTTAGCCCTAATGCAAACATTTAGGCAGTAAATTCTTAGAGTAAAAACACTATCACGCAGTTTTTTTTGCTCGATTTCCGTTGCTGGTACGCATGGCGAAAAAACGGTTTTTAAAGGATTACCACATATATATAACTCTCGAAAAAACATTGACCAAATCTGGAAAAAATCTGAACCCTATTTAGGAATATACACTTATATATAAGTCATTCAGGCTCGCTATCATTCTTTAACTTCATGATACTAGCCTTGCTCTTACACCTCATACAGTCCTCACTTATGGGTATCTTCAAGCCTTAGGCTCCTCATTATTTATACCGTCAGCCACAAGCGTACCCTGTATTCTGAACATACATGACATGAGTTCGGGGAGACTAAACTTGGTTCCTCTGTTTTTATAGTGTTCTCCATACTTTCTACCACATGCTATGCATATAATGCTTTCTAGATCTTTACGACTTAGACTCAAAATTTAGCTCCACATCCTTTACATTCTCCGTAACCAGTTCCCATACCGTCATTCTTTCCCCAGTGCCATTCCCATCCACTTTTCTTCTTGCACTTTGGACATGGCTCAATATCAGTCAACGCATGTCCTCCAGAGATGCATTGTCTTCCATACGATCTATCATGTCTACTAGAAGTTGCTTTATAACCTCACGCCTGTCGTCAGGCATCCATTCCTCATGCAGCAATCTGAGAAGATCATTAATAGCGTTGCTCATTCAAGTCTCCTAAAGTAATCTTATTTATAAAGCTTTTATATGTCCATCCTTTCATACCTATAGATTTTTTACGCCTGTCTAAAAAGTAAAATATTAAAAGGACTATACCTAAAGGAATAGCAATTCCACTAAACGTAAGGAATATCCCTATGTATAATTTCCACATACTGTTATACAACTAACCTCTGTATTTATATCTATCCGTGACCAATGCCATCAATAATATCATTGATGTGCAGGTTCATTTTGCTTTTAAACATTTGAGCCTGTATTGATCTTTGTTCGTTTAACAAGTCTCTTTCTTCCTGTGCTAGTTTCATTAGCCTAGTATGTATCTCATCTAATCTTGACACACTATATTAAAGTATATGTATTATATAAAAATTATGTAGGTTGAGCTCTGTCTTGCTTCTCTTGTTCTAACTCCATCAATTTGTCTTCCATCAAAAATTGGAGTTTCCAGAAACTCTTTCTTCCCTGTTCTGATAGATTCCTTTCTTCGACCTCGTCGTGCTTGTCATTAAACCACTTGAAGATCTCTGTATAGTCCTCTAATTCTAGTTCCACCATACCGAAAAGAAACTTTATATAATATATAAAGAACTCTATTTATATGACGAGTAAGAGAAAAACACCTGAATTCGATATTGAAGATGATACTCCAACAACAAGTGATGGAGAATGTACTTGTATTGGACAGAGAAATCCATCATGTCCAATAAAGAGTCACCGATGATTCGTAATTTTATTAACGGTCTAAAAAAATCATTCAGTGGAAAGGACTATCTTAGGGAAATCAACCAATGTGCCAAATGTGGAAGACCTAGCTTCTTTGACTCTTGTTTGAAATGCGAAGTCGACGATGCATATCGTGGATGGAATTCTAAGAACTTACGTTAAAGTGTCTCTCTATATACACCAAACTCATGACCTTGCTCTTTAGAGTAACCTCAATTTTCTTGTAATAGTGTGACTCATACCTGTCCATTTTTTCAATGTCACTGTCACTTACCTTGAATATCTCACCCTTTACAAGTTCACCCTCTGACTTTATGATAGTAGGGTATCTGCTAAGTACGCTATGAGTGTCTATCGTGTAGCCTTCAAGTATGTCCTTGACCCCCTCAATCTCATGGCATAGCACGTTTGTTCTGAGAGTTTTGTTTAGCAGCGAGCCATAGACAAAGATATTTTTCATGTTTTAATCACTTATGGTACATTATATAAAACTTATGTAGGAAAAGGGTTGCTTCGCAACCGTGACAAAAACTATATATGTAGTGACAAATATTGACATGTGTTATGGGATTCCGTAAGTCTTTTGCAGGTGCGTTAAGCAGATTGAACCTAATCGAGAAATCCACCACGGAAACTACCACTAGACCTAGCGTTGCCCAGCCTTACATGAGTACCGATACAGGTGCCAAACTACCAATTTTCCCTTTCCCACTTACCATGATTTACGAACTTGCAGATAACATTGATGCTTTAAGAATACCTATTGAGACTTTGAACCGTGAAATGTTCAAGAACGGATTCGAGGTTGTAGAGAAATGGAAGTACAAATGCAACAACTGTTCAAAGGAATTCCAGTATGCACCTACTGCTGACAATCCTGACGAGCAGCCATTTGAAGCAAACGGAGACAATTTCTCCAGTACACACCCACGCAAAAAGAAGGCAGTTGCAGTACCAAAGGCAGAAGCATTGGTATGTGATACATGTGGAAGCAATGACTTGGCTAGACCTGTACCAGAGCACAGAAAGACTTTGGAAAACTTGATGTTAGAACCTGTAAACAGCAACCAGCAAACTCTGGAAGACGTATCACGACAGTTGGAACGTGACTTTGAGATAGCAGATAACGCATATTTGCTTTTGCTAAAGAACTACCACATAAACGATGCAACTGGAGAGATTAACACAGAGAAGACTGTGATTAAGGAGATGCTAAGAATTGAGCCACCACAGGTGGCAATGATTGCCGACAGTGACGGAAGAATTGGCTATGACGACAAGCGAAACAAAATTTTCGTGTGTCCACGATTCGAGCACCGTGACGTTAGACTTACCGAGCCGAAATGTGACCGTTGTGGAGCACAGGCATTGAAGGCAATTATCGAGGTTAACTCAGTTTATTCTATCGGCATTCCACAGCCTAAGCGTGTTATCTATGGCGAAGGCGAAGTTATCTGGAAGGCAGGCAAGTACAAGCCAAACCTATTGTATGGATTTTCCCCTATCTATTCCGTATGGAGCAAGGCTATGTCCCTCTCACACATGGATGAGTATATCAGAAAATACTTTGACAAGATGCGACCACCAAGAGGTATGTTGGTTATTTCCTCAAGGAACTATGAGACATTCAGAAAGTCATGGGATGTATTGGAACAAAAGGCACAGGAAGATCCTTACATGATTCACCCACTTTTGGTTGAGAATGACAAGGGTGGAAAGAACCCTGCACAGTGGTTAGACTTTACTGGATCACTAAAGGAGTTGGAATTTATCGAGGTAAGAAAGGAACTAAGAATGATTATTGGTGCTGTCTATGGCGTGTTACCGTTCTATTACGGTGAAACCCCTGCTGGATGGAGTCAGGAAGGACTACAGGTTACAATTACAAACAGAGCAGTTCTATGGGGACAGGACACGTTAAAGAAGGCATTTTTCTCAAAAATTTCAAAGATGCTAAACATTGACGATTGGGAATTACAACTAAAGACTGGTGAGGAAACTGACAAGTTGAGAGACTTGCAAACTGACGGAATTGAAATTCAGAACATGATGATGCTTCAACAGATGGGCTTTGAGATTACAAGAACCCATACGGGAGAATTTAACATAAGCAAGAACAGTGCAATGACACCAGATATGATGTTTGGTGTAGGTGCTATCAACGGCAACATGAACGGTGCAGGCAAAGGCGTACCAGCTCCACAGGAACAAACACAGTCATTTGAAGGCGAACCAAACAATAAAAGACCAAGCGACATTGGTGGCACTGGACAGGGAAGTCCTACAAGTGGAAGTTCAATGAGCAAGAAATCTGCATATCCAAAGGGAATTACTCCGTCAAACTTTAACGTTGTAAAGAATACTTTGCAAACAGCAGTAGACTATGACTGGAAAAAGACAAAGACAGTTGAGGAATTAAGAAAGGCAACTGGAATGACAGTTAGAGATGCAAGAGACATTGTTGCAAGTGAGTTTGAAGGTGTAAAGAGGTGGGAAGATGAGTGATAAATGTGAAGGTGGCTCATGCAAGCCTAAAAAAGTTGTATTTTACGTTACAAGAGGATTTGTAGAGGAGAATGAGGAAGAAGATGACTAAAAAATTCCATGTTTGTGATGACAAATGTGAACCAGCAGGTACTGGAATTCATAACAATTCAAAAACACCAAAAAAAACTGTTAAAAAAACCAAGGTTGTAAAAAAAGAGATAAAACCAGAGGTTGTAAATGTCTATACAAGCAAACCAAACCCTAAAAAAATAGGAGTTGTATTGGAAATCATAGACTTGGTTGATAAAATTGGAAATGAACTTGAAACTAACAAAGTTTTAGAGAAAACACTTATAAATTTAAGAAAATTACAACAAGACATTGCCAACTGAACTAAATACTAACGAAAACGCAAACGACATGACCAAGAAGCTTTGGGAAAAGCATCAAGGTGACGAATATACTGCCGTAAACAACTACAAGGAAGGAGTTTGTCTTGGCTGTATGAAAGTTGACGTTGCAGCAGCAACCATTGCAGATATTTGTGGTGATTGTGCAGGCAAAAAAGGTCGTGAGCCACTTTTGGCAAAGGTTTGTGACAAGTATTACGGTCTTTGTTTCTTTTGTAACAAGTACAAGTTCAATATTGAGCAGATAAACGGAAGGTTTTGCAACACATGTCACACCAGAATAGCAAAAATAACAAAGGAATACAATGCAAAGGGTGGATTTATGAAGACAGATCCGTTCTGGATTTCAATGCGTAAAAAGCACGGAAAGGACTGGAAACAGATAATGGGTGGCTATAGAAAGTCTAATCGGAAGTAATTTTTGTCAATGAATTTCTAAATTCTGCCCATTCAACCATGTTTGGAACTCTAAGATTTTCCTCTATCTGTGCAAGTAACTCGTTTGTCTTGGATAATTTTTTATCAATCTGTTCTAATCTTTCCTCTACTTCACCCAATACAAAGTCAAACTTCATTTTTTCTACCCATTGTTATGTTAGATGTTGCAGTTACTTCCTTGTTTGTAAATTCCCATATTTGACCGTTGTATAGTATTACTGTAAACAATTTTTCTATTTCAGTTCCGTATTCTGTAACCAAAAATAATCTACCTCTGCCTTTTGGAGTATCTACTTCTATCTGTTGTTTTAGTTCCAGTATGATCATTCCTTGTTCTCCATTAAGAATATTATTCTGTTGTTTGTAAAGTCATAAAATCTTTTATCATAGTCAACCTTGCGATATTTGTCATTACTGTTAGTTATACACCTACCTACTCGCATGGATAACAACGGTTTTCTTAGCATTCTTGGAAAGAATTCCAACTGTCCTTTCTTATGATTGTATCTTATATCTCCATATTTTACCAGTTTTTCATCTCCATCTTCCCATTCTTTAACGCTTCCCTGTCTAAAATGAACCAATGTGTTGCTGAGTCTTGGCTTTTCCTTCTTGTCATTAGAGTTTGTCACTATCCATAAATGATCTCCCTTGACATAAAGATCAATTATTTTCATAATATATAACGGATCTTCCATAACATCTTTGTAAATCTGATGAAATATGTCATCATTTTCAAAAACATAGATAGATGTAGCCATGTTTTTTTCATAGCAATACTTATTTATAAAGGCTTGGTACAGATTAATTATGAGTGACCATACTTGTAAAAGGTGTGCAATCCCGAAATATGGTTACACGGATGGCACTCATTCCATATATCTTTGCTATAAATGTGGAAGATATGAGGGTATTAGTGGTGGTGATGAGGATTTTGTTAACAATATTAATGAAAATCCCATGATATTGTTACATATGATAAAAGCAAAAACGTTAATTCCTATAAGTTAATTTATATACTTTACTATCAATAATATTACATGGAATTGTTTGAACCTTTATTGATTGCATCACTTTTAGGTATAGGTGGTGCTTTGTTTGGATTTTTCAGGAAAATGAGTTCAACACAGAAGGATTTATGTGAAACTGTAGCTAGGTTACAAAAAACATTAATCATTTTGGCAAAGGCTGTAGATAGGCAGTCAAACAGGTTACACCCAGAAGAAGCAAATTCAGAATTAGATGATTTAGTCAAAGAACTGTTAAGAGATAAATAATAAACCTTAAATAAAGGCAAAAAAGCAGAAAAGTATGATTGATCCATTGTTAATCGCAACAATCTCCGTAATTGGAGGAGCAGTCTTGAATACAGTCAGAGGATTCTTAGGATCTGATGAAACTACATATGACATCAAAAAATTCTTTGGTGCCGTTATAATAGCTGTATTTGCAGGTATTGCAGTTGCACAAACTTTGAGTCTAGCAGGTCTAGGAATCGTAGAAACCGTATTAATCGGTCTATCTATAGGTTTCTCAGTTGATTATGCTGTCTCAAAAGCCAAGAAAACTGCATAGTAAATTTTTAATAAAATACTACGCTTTTCTCTCTATTTTTCTAAAACTTTATAAGTAATGTTCAGAACGAATATATAATGGAAAATGACATATTTTTCAACCAATTTGTGACAAAATCATTACATCCTATTGATGGTGCTCAAAGATTCTTTGAAGGTTATCTTACTGTTCAGGTCAAAGACAAGCAAGGAGAGATTACAATAGTTGATGAATTGATCAAGGTTCTTCCAATCTGGATGGACAGAGGAGCACCAATTAGTGATACTCACAGTAACAGAATTATAGGCAAAGGTATCAGTTATGCTAAAACAATTTATAAAAGTGCAGAAGGAATTGAATACCCTGCAATTAAAATTACAGGTAAAATACACAAAGACTATCATTTAGACAATGAAATTTGGGATAAAATTAAATCAGGAGAGTACAAAGGACTGTCATTTGGGGGGGCTACTAAAGCAAACAGAACACCAAAAGTCATGAAAGACGGTAGTGTTGCATATGAATTAAAATCATTAGAGCATTATGAGGTCGCTGTTTGCAAAGATCCAGCAGTCCCATTGGCTCTAATTACTGATTATAATCCACTTGCAAAGGCAATTACCGACAATGTTGAAAGACGAGAAGACGGTAAAATGGTGATTAAATGTGATAAATTTGGTTGTACTGTCAATAAAGACTCATTAATAAAAGTAGAAGATGAAGATGATGATAATACTGAAGTTGAGGTTTTAGACGAATGGAAGAATGATGATAATGATAACGGTGAAGAAAAGAAAAAAGGTGAGGACTTTTCAAACGCAGATGGTGACAAACATGGAGCATATAATCAAAATGTTTCACCTGAAAAATCATCAAACAGGGAATCAAGTCCAGTAGACGATGATGATGATGTAGAAATTAAAGCACATGAGAAGGAAAAAGATAAGAAAAAAGCAAAAGGAGATTATTGTCCACATTGTGGAGACAATAAGAAAGAAAATGACAGTATATCTATAGGAGGTGCATGTCCTAATTGTGGTCATGGATTTGAAGATAAGAAAAAAGATGCAAATCTGCACTATGGTGGAGTAAGACATAGTGGTAAAGAATATGATACTAATAATGAATCAACACAAGTTACAGAGGTAAAAGAGGATAAGGAAGAAGAAAAAGAGGAAGATGATGATAAGAAAAAATCAGGCTATCAAACAGAAGATGGAAATCAACAGGCTGGTGGTCAAGGATCAACAAAAGACGACACATATAAAAATAGCGAAAACTATATAAACTCGGAGAATGAAGATTCTGATAAGGATATGGACAAAGATACTTCCAACAATCACTCTGAAGAAGAACAATCTTCCGAAGAAGAAAAAGACGACGAAGTTGAAAAATCTGACTTCCAAGAAGCAATCAAATCCAACATCAGTACATTAACTGACGTTATAAAGTCACTCGCAGAAACTCAAAAAGACGTTAGTTCTACATTAGTAGGTATT